ACCTCTTGTCCACTGGCATTGCGGTACTTGATAAAGAAATCTGGAATGTAATGTGTTTTCTTTTGTTTAAGAGGATTTATATAGGGTATTTGTATTGCTTCACTGGCCCATGCCAGTATGTTATCGTTGGTATCACAGAAGTTCATAAAAGCCAATTCCCAACTGCTGCGATATCTTATGGTACCTTTGCCAGCATACTTGTCAGGGTTTCTGGGAGTAAAGATACCCTGAGCATACTTCATGCTAAAATACTTCTTTGCACATACTGGTTTAGATATCTCACATTGTGATAACCTATCTTACTGGTAGGTCCTTTGCTGGCATTAAAAAATGCTATCATAAGTTTTTTAAGATCGCTTTCAGTTGCAGTTTTGTCAAATTCTGCAACCATGACCAGTGGATCCAAGTTGTTGTTATATGTGAGTGTGAGCAAAGCCTGTGTTAGGCTGTCTGCCACAGTGGTGCTGTTAGTTCTCTCTCTAAAGAATCCATTAACTTGTCCGTAAATTGCACTGCTGACATTTAAAGTCTGACTGAAATATCCATTGAAGAAATTCTGTGGACTGTCTGGATTTGTGTTTGTATTGGGTAAGTTTGCCATGTGATATTTACCTGTTGTCAGATTCTAGCATAATATTGTGCAAGATATTCTTCAGCTATACCAGTGAGATCTGTGCCTGGGCTGACTCGTATACTAGATATATGATCGCTTGCTGTTTTAATATCGCCGCTGCTATAACCTTTGTTGGCTAGCTGAGTTTTCCAATCTTCGCTGTTGTAAATGGGGTTAATACTGTTTGTAGGATCGTTAAAATTTATGTTTGTTGGCACATCTGTGATCTGTCCGTACACCGCTGGTGAACCGCTGGTGCTGAGATAATCAGGGTTGTTGATAAAAGTTTCAGCAACTTCCAACAAGTTTATCACGCTTCTCTGGGTTTGGGGAATGGTGTTTATATAACTAATGGCACTACTAATTTGCCCCTGCGTATATCCTCTCTGCAACAACTGATCTTGTATGCTACCAGGACTGTAAGGATTGTATTGAACGCCAGTTAACACCTGTCCATTGCTGTATCCCTGTGCACCAAAAGCAGTGGGATAAGTGTTGTTGTAGCTGTACACAGGACTGGGAGTATTTGCCACTGGAAAACTAAATGCACTGAGATTTCTATTCTGGTTATTGAGAATATTTTGTATTTCCCCAGGACTGTAACCCAGATTACTGGAAGGTTGATATGAGGAATAATTGGGAACCAATGGTCCTAAACCTGTGGGTCTAGTAGCTGGATTCATAAACTGATCTGTGGGATAAACCAATCCACCAGTTCTGGGATCCACAACCATGCCATTGAATCCATCGCTGAGATAACTGGGGCTGGTATCATAGGCGTTGGGTACACCGAAGCCGCTGATGCCAGCAGCATACCCCTGCTCATACACCACACCAGTGTATCTGATTTGCATGGTAGCTTCCATAAATTCCTGTGTGCTGCTCTGATTATGTTGATCATGACTGAAGCTGATTATCACAGGATTCATAAGTGTGATTTTATTACTGTGTCCACCGAACAAACTGTAGATTTCTATACTACTTAGAAAAGGACCACTGGCACCTGAATCCATACCCCAACCAGGTACTGCGGGTGTACCCAAGTATCTGTCATCTTGAGCATAGTCAGTCTGATAGTAGCTGCCATCTGTGAAGTAATAGGTGTAATAACTGCGCCAGAACTCACGAATTTGATTTATATTATCATCGTGAAATTTTATACTAATGGGCTCATACTTTATACGAGTCTGACTCCAGGCATGCCTGTTGTACTGATTCATTTCTTTTACTTCCATGGTAAATTTGGGAAGATCCACTGATTTTACCATGTAGCTTAGTTCGCTGGGATTTAGATCAAAAGTGCTATTTTCCGGATCCAGGACAAAATTGACCTGGAACATCCACTTGGGTTTGGGACTACGGCTGTAGTTATTAGTAACAAATATCTTAGATGCGTGATTGTAATCATGGAGTGATCTGCCGCCACCTAGACCACCCAGCAAGATTTGACTTAACGCACTCATAAGTTATCCTTAACCGGTGATAACTCTACCTGTGCCACGCGGTACTGCTTTACCAACACCTGAACCATTAGGTGTCTGCAATGCGTTGTCATAACGCAGTGTCAGGCTGATAGTTGCTGGATCATTGCTGCCATACTCGAAGTTGTTGTAGTTTACTACAGCAATGAAGCAACCATACAATTCCCATGTTTCCAAAACATTTGGAGTAGCTGTGCCATTGCCGCCATCTAGTGCTTCAAAGCGAGTGATGAATTTGTAATCAATACCAGAAACTGCACTTGCTTGTTCAGCAAAGTCAAACTGCTTCTGTACCTGTTCACCAACCAACAAACTAACCGCACCAGCACTGTCATCGCGGATTTCGCATGTAACAGTCTGCCATTCTGGCTTGCCCATCAGATAAACTTTACTGTTGTAAATGTCAATGGTCTGTGGGTTGAAGTTTAGATTGGGGCGGGTAAAGCTAACTACCTGCTTGGTTAGTTCTGTACGAGGTGAAGTAATACCAAAATTTTCAAAAGTAACTCTAAAACGATACTTTAGCTTTGGCATCAATAGACCCTGGCTAGTGGCACTCTGATCACTTGCCAATGGAACTGTTAAATTTAGTAATGATGCAACTGCCATTGCTATCTCCTTATAGTATTATTTATATAGATCGTCACGGTTTTTTTATCAGCCCATATAATGAAAAAGCCGCCCTGAGGCGGCTTTTCTTTGTTACTTGTTAATAATTAACCCAATGCCACACTTGATGTGGTGTTGCTCAAGCCGTTGTTGTTGACACCAGTGCCTTTAATAGCACCAGTATTCAGGATACGGACTGGAATGTAAACAAATTCCACAGCCTTTGCTGGTTCAATCGCAATGTCAATATGCAGTTCATTACGGTCGATAGTGCTAGGTGTATTGTTTGTTTCATCGCAAACTACCAGGTAGTCATACAAACCACGCTTGGCAACCAGGCTGTTCATCAGGCTTTCTACTGCCTGTTTAGCTTCGTTGCGTGTGGTCTTGTCATTTGGTTCAAATACCAGTGGCTTGGTGATAACTTCCAGCTGATATCTGATGAAGTTTACCAAACGAGCAACATTGATACGATCCAATGCTGTGGCATTTGCCTGGCGAGTGTGGTTACCGTAGTTGACAATACCAACACCAGGGAATACACTCACTGGGTTAACATTGTGGCTGTACAGGATGTCACGCAGGCCCTGGTTAGTACCAACTTTGTAGAACTTACCAGTTGCACGATCCACATAACCAATAGCTGACACATTGTCAATGGTTCCACGAGTGCTACCAGCTGGTGCGAACCAGGGGTAACTGTTCTGATCGCTCTTTACAATCATGCGTAGGATAGCATGTGTAATGGGCACCACTACCTGACCTACACCGTCCAGAGCATTTGTCAATGCACCACCTGGGTAGAAAGCAGCAGTGTAGCTGTCCACAGTTACCAGACCATCTTCTGTGGTGTCATGAGCACCAGCAATGTTGGTGATGTAGTTTTGTACACTGGTACCATCACTGGGCAGACCCATGGGAGTGTCTGTCAGGACAAAGCCAGTTGCACGACGATCGTTGTTTAGGCTTACCAAATTGCTGGTTACTTCAGGATAACCTGGGCATACCAGCAAGTTAAAGAAACGCTGATCTTCACGAATGTCTGCGTTCATATCCACAGCTTCTCTCATGGCACTTACCACAACATTGCGCTGAGCACGACGACCAAAATATGGAACATTATTGATCTTCTTGCCGCTAGCTGAGTGCCAAGTAGCTGCCACAGCAGGCAATGGCATCAGTGGATAGTGTTCATTGGTAAACTTTTTAGCAACATATTGTTTAACATTGTAGCTGCTGCGACGAGTGTTGAACAATAGGATACCACGAGGATACAGTGTGGGATCTGGGCAATCTAGATCTGTATAGTCACTTGTTAGCAGGCTCTGAGTAGTTGGTCTTGCAGCCAATACTGGATCAGTTGTGCCATTACCATCCCAACGAGCATCAGCAAATAACATGCCATTGCTGCTGGTTGTGTCTGATACATCAATGCTTACCCACTGGTCATTGCCCAGTTGGTTCTGCCAACGATAAAACTGTGGGTAGTTTTCCAAATCACTGGTATCCAACCACAAATCACCATAAGCAGGTGGTGTCTTGCCATCGCTCTGTGTCATCGGCATACTTGCACTAATGATAACACCATTTGTGTCCGTTGACTGAAGGTTATAACCACGGCTGTCAGTTGTGATTTTACTACTGCGGTATCCTCTCCAACGGCTGCCGTCATTGATCATAACATCAACTTCCAGCGGTGTTTCAAAGTACCATAGTGCGCCATCATCAGGTGATGTCACTGGATTATTTTCCTGAGCAAATAAACGAGCAGCTGGTGCAAAGTTACTGCCAATTAGTTCACCACCAACAAAATCACTGGGTCTAATAAACGGAGTATTAACAGCATTGGGTGCAGTACTGAAGGCAATACCCAAATTGTCCAGGATAGTGCCGGTTACTTGTTTAAGTTTAATACTACCGCCCAGCTTGTGTGTGATTACTAGCTTGTTGTCAGCAGTGACGCTGGCAATTAAGTTAGGTATGTTCTTGCTGTTAATTACCTGGGCAATCATTTGCACATGTGTTTGGGGGGGAACTAGGGCAATAGCTTCTATGTTTACAGGTGTGGTATACATATTACTGCCCACAGTGGTTACACTGATATTAAAACTATGGGTTACTGTCAGAGTTGGACTGTTTGTCAAACCAGTGATAACTGTTGGACCCTGTACAATTCTCTGCATGATTCTGTAGTTTAATTGGTTTACATCTGTACCAAAGTTAGTGGCAATGTATAATGCACCACGAGGAATACCCAAACCACCTTGGTTAGGATCCAATGCTCTCAGTGCTTCTTCATCACCATAATTTACCACAGCAGCAGGTTGTGTGTCCCAGTTAGTGGTGTTGCTGTTATAGTTGTAAACACTAAACTTGGCGCCCTGATTTACCGGAGTAGTTTTTAACCAAATACTACCACTTGGACGAGTGGTGCTTGCTGCTGGTGAAACAATAGTGACTGGTGGGTTATTGGTATAACCAGTACCTGGATTTGTCACAGTAATTGCACTTATTGATCCAGCAGTGATGGTTGCTGTAGCTGATGCAGCAGTGCCCATCAGTTGTAGGGTAACACCGCCGTTGACCACAGTAGTGGTCGGAGCGACTGGAACAGTAAATGATGATGCACCAGTTGTGCCTGCAATAATAACTTTATAGTGATAACCCTGCCAGGAAACATCTTCATTTAAATTAAGTGCTAAACTAGGAATCCATGTACCAGATCCGTCTGCCAAAGATGTGCCAATGCTAATTCTAGGAGCGGTGGCATAACCGGAACCAGGGTTTGTGATAATCACGCTTGATATGGTGTTTACGCTAGATCCGTTGCCTAAAACTGCTATTGCAGCAGCAGTTGTTCCCTGATCAGTTGTTCTCCAAGCTGGGATGTTATAGTGAGGCTGAGCAACAAAGCTGGGCGCATTGTATGTGCCAGCCTGAATGCCCAATGTGGTCAACAGTGTTCCTGGTGAAGTAACACCAACTTCAATTTTAATTTTACCATCTGGTACAGCAGGTGATGTCCAAGTGCCAGTGCTGTTAGCACTGGTGCTGGCAAACAGATACAATCTGTTGTTGACATTAGCTGCTGTAACTCCGCCCCCAGCAATTCCAGCTGAGTTAATTGTGGCTACCAGATTATCCAGAGAAGCATTTGCTTGGCCCTGTGGCACTGTAACAGTAATAGCAGTGGTGTTAATTTTAAATGTATTGCCTGATACCAAACTTCCCAGTGTGATGATGTTATTACCACGCACTGCTGGAACTTTTGTGATCCAACTTGCTGTGCCCACTTGCTGCCAGCTGTTGTCATAGGCTTTAACATATGTGGGATTCTCGTTGTTGCCATAGGCAACTACCACATAATCACCAATGTTGCCATAGCTTTTTTGTGGTAGTGTGGTGCCTGAAACCAAAACAGCTCTGTTTGCAGTTGTAATCACAGTGGGCATCACATGATCAAATTCTTGTGTCTGATCATTCCATTCAAAAATACCATATTCTGTTGTGTTGGTGTTCTGGAATAATGTTCCGCCCACTGGGTTGCCAACTGGGCGGCTGGTGCTACCTTTCAACTGAGCTAGATCAACATCAGCACGAAGAATGAACGCACTGTTGGTCAAACCCAGAACACTGTGAGCTGCCATTAGCCCGTATTCTGCCAATTCCGAACCAAAAATTCTGTTTCCTGAACCATCCAGTGGGAAACTGGGAAGACCAAAGTTTGTCAGTAGCTCTTTCTGACTGTTCACAAGCTGAACTACACCAGCATTTGCTTTGGTGGTGTATGCGGCTAAACCACCTGATGTGCTGGTTTTGTTTTGTGATGTAGCTAATAGGATGAACGGTACAGTACCAGGACCAGTGCTTGCATAGTTGCTCTGATCGATTACTGATACTGAAACACCGGGAGATTGTAATGTTGCTGCCATTGTTGTTATTCCTCTAAATGGGTGTATTACCAATATTTAGCGAAATAGGTAGAAACTAGTGGTTTAGCACAAGTTATGTGGGTAGTTTATACATGTTCTTTGATTATATTTTCCAGAGTGGCAATGGTACCATTATTGTGTATGGTTAAATCAAAGTTGCTAGTAAGCCACTGCCATTCACTAGGATGGATGTCCTTGGGTGGTTTCTTTGTACGCAGATATCTACTCACCCAGGATGGATCATCACCCCGTTTGACATACCATACTTGCCCATCCATGCGCTGGATCATGTCAATCTCATTGGGAAATCTGGTGTCTGGAATCACATAGTTCTTGCTGTAATCACTCAATTTCTTTTCCATGCTGGCAATCCAGATGTCTCTGTGAAACCCTTCGCGACATACCTCTGTGCCCCACATCTGTAATATCCATCTGGGTGTGAGATCAGCAAACCCTAATCTGCCAGCCCACCAAGGATCTACCTGTTCTCGCCAGGCTCGGCTTTCTGGTGTGTCACCTTCCAGTAGGGTTCGATCCCAGCCAAATACCACACTGACAGCATCTTTGAGACTGTCAGCAAAACTTACTTTGATAAAATTGTGATTGTTTTGAAGGATATCAGCAACTGTGCCTTTACCACTTCCTATTAAACCTGTGATACCTATAATCATTCAAATACTTTACACAGTTTTCATATTAAAGTCAAATTATCCAATAACAAACCACATGGGTGTTTCACCAGTCATGCTGTTGGTAATTTCCAGTTCTAATGCGTCAATCTTTTCTTTGCCACGAGCTAACAAATCAGTGCCATTGAGACTGCTGCCGCCCTGGGGGCCTGGCAATGTGGCAAACTTGCTACGAGCTTCGCCCAACATGCTCATGCACAAGCCCAGAGTGTATTCTCTGAGCCAGGGACTGCTATAGATGTCAGTTAGCAGGGTGATATCTGGCTTGTAGTTCTCAGTCCACAACAGAATAGTTTCTGATTGTGCTCTGGGGCGGCGCATGATTGTGATCTGCTTGGTGGTCTTATTAAAGGTGTAATTGAGATAACCACCAAACATCTTGGCTGCTTCCTTGAGGAAACTGCTGTACATAAAATAGGTGCTCAGTCCACCCACACGCCCTGATTGGATCATGTAGAAGTTAACAAAGCCAGCTTCAAACGGCTCATATTGGCTACTGGTACCTGAGTTAGCACCAATATTGCGCTTGTAGCAGTTACGAACGCTGATAATTTCTTCTGGCAACTGATAGGTGTTGGTATTTTCAATTAATTCCAGATAGCTATAACTTTCTTCAACACTGTTTGCACTACGCTGACGGTAACGGATGATGCTTTGTTTCAGAGCCTGTTCATAATGCTCTGGATCCAATTCCACATCAACCATACCATCGCCTAGTCTGAAGCGCACATAGTCAAATACTTCTGTTTTTAATTGTGTTAAATCTGCCATCGTGTAGATATTTATGCCACATTAAATGCCAATGACAATAGTGTTGCCTGCATATCATCTGCTAGCAATATACGCAATTTATGATCATCTGCATCCCAACACCAGTCAGTATTCTGGCATTCATGAGCTTGCATCACATGGTACATGCCCCATTCACAACTGGGTCCCCACTGGTTCCAACACCATTCTCTCAGAGTGAGATGATCCATTTTGATATAGCCACGATAGCCAAATGCCATACCAGGTATGCTATCAGTTGTGACAAAGTACCTGAACAGTCCATGACCATTATACCTGCCATCTAGCCGATTAATTTTCAGTCTTCCCTCAATGTCTCTCATTTGACATCCCAACGCAAATACATTTCTGTTTCTGCTTCCTCAGTAAGCACAGCTGATATTTGTATCTGATAGCCCATTCTCACAGGGTCTACCAGACAATGAAACACAGGCTTTTCTGATGCATGTGCCATGATCCACTGGCCTTTTTCTGTCTTTTGCCAATCATCAAGAGGAAAAGCAGCCATCAGATAGGGATCGTCACTATCGCCCATATAGATTTGTTCTACTAATACTGGTTTCATTGCATCAATACCTTGATATATCCCATTAAATCCATTGTAGCAATCATTATAAATGTGGTCAACATGCCAAAACTCTGACGACTGTAAGCACACCAGGCATAGGCCAGTGTGCCTGAAATCCACATGGGATACAATAACAGAAAGGGCAAGTTGGGCACAGTGCTATTGACAATTACAGCACAAGCCATGCTGTCCAGCCAACACAAACATTCCACAATAAATCGCACAGGGTGACTCTGCCAATCCTCACAAATCCAGTCTGTGATATTCCTAATTGGATCCATTTATCACCACTTCTGCTTCAGTTTCAATCCACACTTTGGCACCACAACTTAGTGGTTTATCTGGGCTGTATACCATAATGCTGGGGCCAAGTATCTGCACACTGTGAGCATAGGTGTTGTTGCGCCCTTGCTTGACAGTGATCACAGGTTCACGCAGACCAGTTTTGGCGTTGCGTTTAATGATATGCTGGTTTACATGTATGCGACTTTTCATGCCCACCTCAGTGCAAACAATGCAGCATCCTGCTGATCTGCAAAATAGAACAAGTAACACAGACGATTGCCCTGTGTTTTGAATGTGTTGTAAGTGAAATCCTGGGCACAGTGGTCTTTTGCCCATCCCACAGGTCGTTCCTGCTCTATTATTGAAATAGGCAATTCCATTTTAATAATGTAGGGATGCATATCTAGCTTAGAAGGGTGCATTGATTTCACTGTCTGGCAACACACCATTATAACCAGGATCATGACCTTCAATGATAGCCCGTTTGATCCGCTCATCCTTGTAGTGGTCGGCTGTCCGGTGTTCAGCCATTGTGATCTTCTTCTTGAAGCCCAGC